GCCCTGATCCATAGGACATTCAAGTCTAGGAACAAGGCCCTTCTCTGCAAGCAAAAGGTACTTAGACACGTACTGTATCCTCATGTACCTTCCCCTCTAATTTTTGAATTCGGTTAGGAACTCTTTGTATCTTGCCCCATTTAGGGAAGACCACGATGACCAATCAGTGCCGCCTTTAGTCATATAATACGTTATCTCTGCGTTTATTACTGGGTCAAACAATAAGATGTTTGACCTTAGATCAAATTTTTCTTTACGATCAATGCCGAGTTCACCCAACATATTAATCTGAAAAATTCCGTAGGAACTGTCTCCAGTTTTCCTGTTACCATTGTAAGCCATAGGCCTTGAATTGGATTCTGACTTAGCAATAGCCCAAGCCTGTTTAAGGGCTTTTCCTTCAAAGCCAACAGCTGATAGGAGTTCTTTTAGTTCTCCGTCTGTTAGCATCTCAGAAGGCTTGTACACAGTAGTGCTGTACTTCTCTAAGGTTTCTTTCTTTAGTTGTACTGTTGATTTCACAGGTACTTCTACCTGCAATGCTTGAGTTTCTGTAGGTCCAGGCTGGACAGTAAATAAGAATAATGTTATCATTCCTATATAAGACCAGTTGTGAACAACTTCGCTCAAACGTTGTTTTACTTTCTCCATTGGCATTTCCTCCTTTAGAGATAACGAACTATAATAGTAACATTACTTGGCAGTAGGTGTCAAGCTAGTCAACCAGAAAGATTATCATGGAAATATCATATTCTACCCCTAGATCTAATCTGACGACTAAAAATGGTTATGGTCATGCTGGATTTAAATTCACAGAAGCCCTTACTAGAATGGGTCACAGATTAACTTATCAAAACCCAAAGGCTAAATTACAAATTAATTTTTCTCAGCCATCATTATATAAAATGCATAAATATCAATATCAGATTGGATATACTCCATGGGAGTCAACAGTAGTTCCAGAATCCTGGAGAGAAAAGATAAATGCATGCGATGAGTTTTGGACAACATCTCAATGGTGTAAGGATGTGTATGAAGATAATGGCTTTAAGGTAGATAATGTTTTTCCCCACGGAATAGATGCAATCTGGTCCCCAAAAAAACGTGAGAAGACAAATGTAATAAAGTTCTTGCATGTTGGAGAACCTTCAGCAAGAAAAGGCGGACAGGATACAGTTAATGCTTTTATAAAAACATTTGGTAATAATCCCAATTACACATTAACAGTAAAAGCCCATAAAACTAGCACCCTAAGAGTTTATGATTCAATGGGAACTATTATTGGGGTTCCCCACGAAATGTATAGCAACATAAATCTTGATACACGAGAACTAGAAGATGATGAGTTGGTCAAGATGTACCATGATCACGATATCATGATTTATCCTAGTTATGGAGAAGGATTTGGGTTTATTCCTTTTCAAGCACTTGCAACTGGTATGCCAGTTATATCAACACATGATTGGGCAGACTATAAAAAATATCTAGGTCCCCTAAAGCTTAACTCTACACTTATAGATTCTCCATGGGAAGTTATGCATCCTGGAAAAATTTATTTCCCAAACAACGATCATTTAGTTAGTTTGCTTGAAGAAGCAGCAATTAACTTTAAAGCATATTCAGGGTACTATTATTCTCAGGCAACTGAAATACATAAAGAATATAACTGGGATCAGTTGACCAATAAAGCATTTGAAGAAATATTGAAAAAGCTATAAAACCTCTTCCCCTTTAGATTAAAGTTTGGTAGAATTGGATTTCAACTCAAAAATCATATAACCGCAAGGCGGAGAAAAGGTGTTATTAAAAATGTCAAGAACTATTGAAAACCCGTACGAAAACTTTATCGCATTATCTCGATATGCAAGATGGATATCTGAAGATAATCGTCGTGAAACATGGGGTGAGACAGTAGATAGATATTTTGACTTTATGCTAAATCATCTTTTTCAAAACCATGCATACGAGCCAGATTCTAAGTTGGTTCAAGAGCTAAAGGATGCAGTTTATAACCGTAACGTTATGCCATCAATGAGATCTGTAATGACTGCAGGTGCAGCATTAGATAGAGATCACGTAGCAGGATATAACTGCTCATTTGTTCCAGTAGATAATCCTCGTTCATTTGATGAGACAATGTATATCCTTATGTGCGGTACAGGAGTAGGATTCTCTGTTGAGTACAAGTATGTTAATAAGCTTCCTGCCGTCCCAGATTCATTTGATAAATCTACAACAATTATTACCGTTGAAGATTCAAAGCAAGGGTGGGCTAAAGCCTACCGTGAACTACTGGCGCTACTTTGGTCTGGACAAGTTCCAGCGATTGATGTTAGCAAGCTTCGTCCAGCAGGCGCAAGACTTAAGACAATGGGCGGACGCTCATCAGGACCACAACCACTAATCAATCTTTTTGATTTTACAATTGCAAAGTTTAAGTCAGCAGCAGGTCGTCAGCTAAAGCCAATTGAGGCACACGATATTATGTGTAAGATAGGTGAGATTGTTGTTGTAGGCGGAGTTCGTAGATCTGCAATGATTTCTCTTTCCAATATTAATGATATTGAAATGGCTCAGGCCAAATCAGGTAACTGGTGGGAAAACAATTCACAACGTGCTCTTTCAAATAACTCTGTTGCGTATTCTCGCAAGCCAGAGATGGAACAGTTTATTGCAGAATGGAAATCGCTATATGACTCAAAGTCTGGGGAACGTGGAATCTATAATGTCGCAGCAGCGCAGAAGCAGGCAGCGAAATATGGTCGCAGAGACCCTGAAGTCCATTATGGAACGAACCCATGTTCAGAAATCATTTTACGTCCTTATCAGTTTTGTAATCTTTCAGAAGTCGTATTACGTGAAAACGATACAAAGAAAGATATTGAGCGTAAGGTACACCTTGCAACAGTTCTTGGAACATGGCAAGCAACCCTAACAGATTTTAAGTATCTTCGCAAGATCTGGAAAGATAATACAGAAGAAGAGCGCCTACTGGGAGTTTCTCTAACTGGACAATTTGGACATAAGTTTATGTCAGGAAAAGAAGACCTAGTTTCTCTAGAAGCATTTCTAATGTCTCTGAGAGAAAAGGCTAGAGCAACAAATACAGAAGAGGCTGGGAAAATTGGGATTCCTGAGTCTGCCGCTATTACATGTGTAAAGCCTTCTGGAACAGTATCTCAATTGGTCGGGGTGTCTTCGGGAATGCATGCATGGCATTCTCCATATTATATTCGTACAGTTCGTGGTTCAAAGGGAGATCCAATCTCTACATTTTTAAAGGAAGTAGGAATTCCAGTAGAAGATGATGTTATGAAGCCAAACGATACATACGTATTCTCATTTCCAGTAAAGGCACCAGAAGGTGCAATTGTAAGAAATGATCTTACTGCTATTGAGCACCTAAATATTTGGCTAGTTTACCAACGTGCATGGTGTGAGCACAAGCCTTCTATTACAGTTTCCGTAAAGGAAGACGAATGGATGGAAGTTGGAGCTTGGGTTTACAAGCATTTTGATGAGGTGTCTGGAATTTCATTCCTACCGCATTCTGATCACTCGTACAAGCAAGCTCCATACCAAGAAGTTAGCAAAGAAGAGTACGAAGAGCTTCTAGCCAAGATGCCTAGCGAAATTCGTTGGGAAGACTTATCATTCTATGAGACAGAAGACGGTACCAGCGGAACACAGACCCTTGCCTGCACTTCAGATGGCAATTGCGAGATTGTAGACATTTCTGCATAAACGGTATATAATAAAGATTGGGGTAAAACCCAAAATTCCTGGGCACAATGCCCAGAAATAGGAGGATCTAATGAAACAAGATCTAAACAATGATGGAAAGGTAACTATGCAAGAGAAAATTCTAGCAGCGTTAGCAAGCTATGGTCGTCACTTTTTGGGTGCAGCCATTGCTCTTTACATGACTGGAAATACTGACCCAGGAGACTTACTTAAGGGCGGAATCGCAGCATGTTTGCCAGTTATTCTAAAGGCTCTTAA